TCAAAGAGAATGTCACCACCCTCTTCTTGTACCTTCGCTAATTCTTTCTCGTCTGTCTCCCAGAGTTCTTCTATCTCTTTCATGTTCGTGTCTCTCCTTTTGCTAACTGAGTATACTTAAGTAGATTTTTAGATGCTACCTTAGCTAGTCTCTTATTATATTTAAACTGTTGAATAATTCTAGTGCCATCTACATCATCTCCAACCACTATAAAGGTTGTTGCACCACTCTTTCCACCAGCATCAGCACCTGCACCAACACCTGCTGACATAATCATAGGTGCTGTAAACATACAGAGTGGACCTACAAATAAACAAGTAGATAAACCTGCTACGGTACCGCCAGCAGCACCTGCTGCTCCTCCGACAACCCCACCAGCTACATTAAATTTATCTAGCTCAGTGTCCCATTGTACTACGTGAGTGATATGTCCGTCTGGTCCTACGACTCCTGTGTCATCTATAATGATGTCACATTTCTCTGTAAATTTATCTTCATCATCTACACATAGTGCTCTGTTTACAGGTAGTCCATGCACTGTGTTGAGTGACTTATGGGTGACCCTTGAACCAGGTCTAATAGAAGATGCCATTACCGTGGTAGGCAATAGCATCGTTGCAGCCATGACGGCTGTAAATAGTTTTCTCATTTAATTAATGCGGGTACGTCTCCGTCGTTATCGTCGTCATCTTCATCATCATACCATGGATCATCAATCATACCTGTTTCAACACGATTTTGTAAAGATTCGTAGAGAGGATCTCTTGGTTGAATAGGTCTATTGAAATTAACTACAAGTAGTTCATCACCATGCTTTACTTCACCCATCTCTGGGTGCTGACTTATCTTAGGTCTAACAGGTTCGTCCATGACTCTCCATCCTTGTGACATTAGTCTGAATGCTTGGAAAGCAAGCACTCCTGATATAACAATGAATAAAAAATACATTAGCTCTTGTTGCTAACCCACTTACCTTTTGCTTTGTCGTACTTCTTCACTTCACCTGGTTTTAACTTAGATTTCCTGGCGTTATCTACGAACTGCTTGTAAGTCTTACTGTCTTTTGAATGCCCGACCTTCTTCTTGCCGTGCATCATTCTATCTTTCTTATACTTAGTCTCTGCTTCAGACTCTGCACTCTTCTTTCTCTGTTTCTCATTATCAAACGTGTCACCATACTTCTCTGGAAGTAACCATGGTTCATACTTGGTCGCACTGAATGCGTCAGGTAAAAATCTGTAACGTTTCATAAGAATGCCTCCTGTATATATTTATACATCGTTGGCATTCTTCTTGCCAATTGTTTACGTGCCTTATTAAGAGCAATCCAATTCTCAACAGTGCCCTGACTTAAAGTCTTAGGATACCCAAAGTATTCATAGTGACGTTGATTGATATTAGTATACCCTGATCCTGTAAGGATGTATAAGATAGGTGACTGATCATGTGGCACAGGATCTCCATTAATCATAAGGAATCTTACGAAGTCATGACTGTTGATACTACTAGCATCATAATGTGTCTCCTCTGTCACCTCTCTCCAGAATTCAGTGTCTCTCCTACTACTATAATAATAATGTGCTTCAACAAACTCTAACCAACCATCAGTATGCTCTGCCATGTTGTGATTGAATAGGTCACGAGCAAATTGTCCTGGTCTTCCTTGTCTTAATAGATCTATGAGTGAAAGGATACCATGATGTGCACCAAATAATGAGGTGGACTCTAATGGTTCAATGAAACTATATGATAGACCAATCTTTACACAGTTTCCTACCCATGCTTCCTCGTATCTACCATTCCTAAACTTAATTACCTTTGGATCTGTTAGTCCTGACTCATTGATAGCACCCTCTACACTCTTATACTTACTGGAGAATACATATCCCTCTGAAATATAATCTAACGTAGGGATAGTCCACATCCATCCAGCATCCATACCCTTAGCGTTGGTGTATGGTACCATCTCTTTATCTTTATCAATATAATCTCTCTTCTTTACGATAGCAGTGTCTAACTTGATAGAATCAAATGGTTTCCAAGTGCTCTGTGCTCCACCTAGTGTAGATGCTTGCCCAGTACAGTCGATAAAGAGATCTGCATCAATCTTCGGTTCCCGCAGGTCAGTCGGTCCTCTCTCCACAGAGACAGACTGTATTCTTTTTCCTTTGTAAGATACGTTGCCAACTTTACTATGCACCACTCTAACATCACTACAGAAAGTTTCTTGTAGAAAGGCAGCGAATTTAGAGCCGTCGATATGGAACGCTCTGTCTTTAGAAATATCATAAGGATGAAGCAGCGAATCATTTAGAGGTAACTTACCTTCAGCAGCCACTGTTACAAATGGCATGAAAGTTTCAGCGAAGGAAGGTAGATCCTTTGGATAGAATGCTTTAGCAAGCATCCAGTGATGAAACTTAGGGTCTTGTACTATATTCTGACCGTTAGGATAGTGGAAGACATGATCTTCACCAGCAATGTTCTCAAACCTTGAGGACATCTTATAGGTTGCTCTAGCAGCAGGTATGAATACATCATCAGTGATACCCATGTATTGTAGGTACTGATTAATATGTGGTGTAGTTGACTCACCAACTCCAATAGGTTCATCACCTACAATGATAGTAATATCATAGTCAGGGAATGTCTTAGCTAATGCAGCAGTTGCCATCCAACCTGCTGTACCACCACCTACAATAACAATTTTCATTTTAGATAATTCTCATACTCATGTAATACTTTGTCTTGTATCATCTGGTAGTAATCACCACCATACTCTGCTACCTCATGATCTCTAAGATTATCTTCAGTTGGAAGCATGTCCTTTATAACATCTCCTTGTACTATATTATGACAGAATTCATATGCTTTCCTGTCGATATCATACTTAGACTTAGCGATACAACTCAAGCAGAGTTTCCTCTCCTCTAGTTTTCCATCATCCAAACCCCAATTTTCAATCATAACGTAACCCAGTGGTCCTTCCACTCATCTTTAACATTATCATACCCCTGTTGGGTGAGGATGTCAAATGCAATTGTAATTCTTTCCTCATCTCCTTGATACCTATCAGTGTAATGCTCTATACAACTAGGGAAGAGAGTGACCTTATTATTCTCGTTGTCTGAAGCGTAGTCCTCACCACCATAAGGTTTCTTATAGTATGTTTTGGTACCATCCACCTTAATACATACGTGACCACTGAGGTACGTAAGAGGATCATTACCGTGACGATGTGGCTCTATCTTTTCTCCCTTCCTCATTACATTAGCCCATGCTTGTGCATACACCAAGACATGTGGCAATCCTAGTTGCTCTCTAAACTTATCATGTGATCTCCTAACTTCCTCACGTATAGGTACAGCATCAGTCCAGGTCAACAGATTGTAGGTGTTAGACCTGGACGTTAAGGAGTTAGGACCTAACTGGGTGCCCCAGTCATCTTCAAACTCTGTAGCAGAGATTATCTTCTTCTCTTGCCACATTATTTCTTTGTGCAAACTTGTCAGGTTTGCTTGTATATTATCTTCACAAATAAAGTAGTCCCAGTATGGTGCAAACGGTGTGTAAGTGTCACCACTGGTGAATCTCAGTATCTTCATCCAAAAGTTATTCCAATAGCTATAATCAAACCGAACTCAAGAAGTCCATGGAGTCCTGCTGGTATAGTTATAAGAGTTGATTCTATCCCTGCCATATCATATCAGGCATTGTTGCTGGTTGTTGCCTACCCATGGTAAGCATTAATATAAAGTACCCAACGAACCATATGATATTAAAGATCCATGCTTGTCTCCACATGTATTTCCTCACTGCCATAGCTCTAAGCACTTGAGGTGCTTTGTCCTGTGCTCTGAAGATTTGTTCTATGATCAATGCAATAAAGAATCCTACCACTAGAGGATAGAATACAAAGTTTGCAAATGACATTATGGAGATTAAGAATATCATTTCTTCTTAGGTGTATGTCCGTGTGCTATACCTAGCTCATGCATCTTAGCATGTTCATCGATCTCATCTCTGAGTCCTTCCTTTCCTTTACCAAATGTCATGTAAATTCCATAGCCTAGTAGTCCAACAACTACTACTGCAATTAATATAGGAATAGCAAGACCAGCTTCAATCAAAGGTTGCTTCTCCCATGTACCTGGTAAAGAATACACGGATGGGTTTGCTAAAAAGATCATTGTAATACTATAGAGAATACGTTAGTGTATGCTGTTGCTGCCAATAGGCATCCGAAAACTACGAAATGCATGTTATGCTCCTTGTGGTACGGTTTGTAATGCTGGGATTCTGATTCCTTTACCACCATCTTGATCATCGTCGTCATCATTGATGGCACGAAGAATAAGTTCAACTAAGACTAAAGCAGCCATGGGATAAAAAACCCAGAGGACTGCTATTAGTGGTGATATACTGTCTGATGCGGCTACGAAGTCGCTCATTGTTTTGTTACGGTTTCTTAATATTTGAATAAGTATTTATACTTTAGAAGATCCCAGGAATGATTTGTCCTGTGGTGACGTAAGCACCTATTGCTGCAACGAATCCGATCATTGCCATCCAACCGTTAAACTTTTCTGCTTCTGGTGTCATTTTTCTTAGATTAATTAGGGGTAGAAATTTAAAGAGACCTGCCTCGACTAGGCAATCCCTGGTATGATCCATCC